ATTCTGGTCTTCGCGCTCTTATGTCCTTTGGGGAAACGGCTGGTGAGCGTGAGGGTATATTAAGAGATATTGTTGGAGAGGGTGGGTACACTAGAGACTCTCAAGGAAGACTCGCGCTGACAGAGGCAGGGCAACGTGCTAGAGGCATGGAGCCGATTGGTAAAAATCTTGTTATTGAAGACAAAGGGTTTTCTCTTGGCGATTTTGCTGATTTAGCTGGCATTGTGCCTGAAACAGTTGGTGCAGTTGTAGGCGGTATCTTGGGTGCGCCAGGACTCGTCACTGGAGCTGCTGGAGCGGGGGTTGGCGCAGCTTTAGGGCAGACGGTGGAAGAAGGCATAGAAAGTTTATTAGGCGTTCAGCAACAGACCGCTGGTGAAGTTGCGGCTGACGCTGCAAAGGAAGCTGCATTAGCTGCTGGATTAGACTTTTTAACTGTTGGAACATTTAGATTGGGTAGAGCTGTCGTTGGTGGTGCCGCATCTAAAGTTGGCGCTAGGGCAGGCGACCCAGTTGCCCCAGAAATGGGCAAAGAGCTTGTTGATAGAGGCTTTAGGCCTAGTTTAGAGGCGTTGGGTGCGCCCACTCTTTTAGCTAAAGGTGTTAAGTTCGCAAAAGGCGCAACTGGAGATACATCAGATATATTTAGAAATACTGAACTAGCTTTAGCAGAGAAAAAAGTTTTACTAGAAGAGTTGCAAGCAGCTACACTAGAAAATGCGGGTAAGGCTTTTGAGGATGTTACCAGTGCCAAGTTTAAACAACTTGAGAAACAGCTAAACTTAGCTCAACGAAAATCATTAGAGGCTGTAGAAAGTAGCTTGGCTCTTGTTGGCAAGTCACTTGATGAAGGTTTTGATATAAACCCTGAAGCCCTTGGCGCAATTACCAGAGCGTTTGATTCATTCAACACAGATGCAGTTAGCCGTTTTGAAGTTATGGATAAGCTTCTCGCAAAGCTTGATATAGACCCAACTGCCGCAGGGTTAAAAATTGATGGCGGTAGAATAAAGCCTATTGATTTAAGTCCTGAGTCAGCAATTAAAGGCGTAATAAATGACATTATTGAAGGTGGGGCTGGCACAAGAACATTGTTAGACCCAAATGTTGCTAGAGTTATAAAAGGTCTTGAGGACTTAGGTGAAGCTGCTACATTTGGCAACATATCAGCTCAAAGAAAGCTTATAAACGACATTCTGTTTAGTAATGGAGGGCAAGACGGTCTTAGTACTCTTGGACGAAAAGACCTGTTTAAGATTAGAGAGGCATTGGACAATGCTTTAAGCGCAGACCAACTTCTTCGTGTAAAAGGTCTGGCTCCAGGTCAAAACAAACAGTTAGCAAAAATAGGCAGATTAAGAAAAGAAGCCATAGATAATTATAGAGATGGTTTAAAAAGATTTGACGAGTTAGAACGTTTTGGTGTGATTAAAGATATCCGTGACGCAACAAAAAACCCACAACTGTATGCTGACCAATTCTTTAACAAAATATTAAGACCAAACTCACCAGAGCGGCTAAAGGCAACTTTAAAGGCAGTTGATAACCCAGAAGAGTTACGTCAGGCATTGGCTCGTTCATACGCTGATAATGCTATGTTTAAAACGAGCATAGACTTAGATAACCCAGCTAAATTTAGTGGGATTAGGTTCTATAACGAAATAGAAAAACTTGGCAGCACTGGCAAGGTTTTGTTTGGAAACGAATGGCCTGCTGTAAGGCAACTTGCTAAAACGATAGCTAAGATATCTCCAGATGACATGCCTGCCGAAGCAATAGAATCGATTATGAGACAAAACCTTGATAGAGGTATTGTTGATTCTATGCGTGAGCTTTCTGAAGCGTCAAAGGCATTAAATGAAGCATCCTCTTTAAGCTTTATAAAAAAGTACAACAACGGCAGTTTAACTCCAGAAGAAGCTGTAACTGAACTTTTAAAGCCAACAAACAAGGTTGCTGATTGGAAAAAGATAGAAGCGTTTTATGGTAAAAACTCACCAGAACTCGCTAAAATAAAAACAAACCTTATCGAAAGAATTTTAAACAAAGTTGATGGAAACGTATTTACTTCTCCTAATGCAGCGGCTGAAATGCGTAGAACTATAGACCAATACGACAAAGACTTGTTGCAAACAATTATTGGTAAAGAAGCTTATGACAAATTAATAAAGTTTTCTGATGAAATGATTTATTTAGGTGATGTTGGCACCGAGGGTTCTATAGCTGCTGGTGCGGTTTTTGCTCAAGTCTCAACAAGCCCTGTAGCCGCAGTTCGCAGAGATTTACGACACAAAGCTATGGCTAAAGTTTTCTCTAACCCAACAGTTATAAATTATTATGCGGGCAAGGGCGTAAATAATGCTAGTAAGAATGTTAATGGCGTTGCAAATGCGGTTGCTACTGCGGCGGGTATAACTGCAAGGGGTGTTGCTGTCGCAAGACAAGGTGGCGTTAGGGCCGCTATGGAAGAGGGGGACCAACAAGTACAAAGATTTGAGGCACGCGAAGCTGCACGCATGAACTCCCCGCAGCTCACAGAACCGAACAAAAGTTCGTCTTTGGCTGCTACAAGTCCGATAACACCAGGGCCAGCACAATTTTACGGAATACCACAGCAGGCTTCACAGCCTAGCATCAGACAACAGGCCGCTGCCAACCCTGGCATAGCACAGGCGTTAGGCATTCGCGGCCCAACAGCAGGATTATTAAATAAGCCATGAACAAAGATAGATTATGTGAAGAGATAGCCGAAGACGAAGGCTGTAAATACGAGATTTATTTGGACCATCTTGGTCTGCCAACTTTCGGAATTGGTGCGCTGATTAAACAGGGCGATCCCGAATATGGCAAGCCTGTAGGCACTGTCATAGAACAAGAGCGTGTTCAACAAAGGTTTCATTTGGATATGGCTGTAACTCTTGATGAGTGTAAGGTTTTGTATCCAGACTTCGATGACCTACCAGAAGAGTGCCAACATATCATTGCAAACATGATGTTTAACATGGGTCGGCCTCGATTGAGTAAATTTAAGGGCATGAAAGCTGGCGTTGATGCCAGAGATTGGAACAAGGCCGCAGACGAGATGGTTGACTCAAAGTGGTACACACAAGTACCGAATCGCGCACGGCGCTTGGTAGACCGCATGAGAGCGTTAGCTGATTAACTTTATTTTAAGGAACCAGCTTCATCAGTTGAATCAAAGCTACATGAAGCTGTCTCTCCTTGACAGCATTCCTCTATAACAAGGTGACAGACAGCGCATTGCACATGACCATGTACTTCAATAGGCTGCATCTGTGTCTGACATCGAGGGCATAAGCCATCGCGTATGTTTTTCTGCATTGATCCGTCACCCATAGAAATGTTCATTTCTTTTTATTCTTGCTGCCTTTAGGTCTACCTCTACCGCGCTTTTTCTTTTTGGGCTTTTCTTCTTGAATGCAATTTGGGAAGAACGCTCTTAAAAATTTAGCAAACATTATAATCTCCTTATTATATCCATTGAATGCTAGGTTGGTCTACGTCTTTTTTAAACCTGTTTATTTTCCAAACAAACCATGCCATAGCTGTCTTACCGCTACCATACCAAGCTGATTCGTGGTCGCCTCTAATTAAAGTTAGTCTTTTGGTATGGACCAGAACAGTGTCTGGTGGCGTGTGTTGAAAAATCTCCTCATATCTTTTCTGACCTTCGAGAAAAGCTAGACGAAGTAGAAAAATAAATCCCTCTCCATCTTTGCTTTGTTCTTGCAGTTTATACGCATGTTTAACAAATTCATTTGCCAACTTGTACGGGGGGTTGGTCACAATCCACGGCGCTAAACTCTTTTGCTCCATTAGAAAGTCTATGTTGCGTAAATCACCATAGCCACGGTCCACAAGATCAGTGCTGTATGTTTTTATACTATGATCTTTTAAAACCTCTGATATATGCCCCTCACCACAAGCAGGCTCCCATACATCATACGATGTTTGATTATTATTGCATAACAACCACGGGCAGCAATCAATCATCTTCTTGGTTGCGTCAGGCGGGGTTGGATAATAATCGTCTTTTTCTCTGCTGCTATCCAACTGAACCTATGCCCAAAGAATCATTGTTTTTAAATGTGTCACGGTATTCCCTGTTAACCATTCTTTTTATTTGCTGGCTAATATTTCTATCTTCTTCTTCGCAAATTTTGCGAAGTTTATTGTATGTGTTAAGGTCTATACCTACCGATTTCCACTGTTTATTATTTTCTTTTTCCATATGAAAGACACCATAAAATGCCAAGGTTTAACAAGTTCTATCATAAGAATAAATTTAATGCAAAAAAAACAGAGTGTCTTGGTATTATGTTTGATAGTAAGTGGGAAGCAGAGCGATATGGACAATTGGTCATGTTGCAAAGAGCGAATCAAATTCGTGATTTAGTTACGCAGGTTAAGTTTGATATTAAAATAAATAATGAAAAAATCTGCACATATATAGCTGATTTCACTTACTACGAAAAAAATAAAGACGGTGTTGAAGAATTTGTCGTTGAGGACGCAAAAGGGCTGGAAACTGCGGTTTTTCGCCTAAAAAAGAAATTGATGAAAGCTGTAAATAACATAGAAATAAAGATTTCTAAAAAATAAAGCTTGCAATTGTGAAAAACTTTTCCCATATTAGTCTTAACGACATTTTTGAAGGAGTCTAGTATGACTGATATCGAATCAGTGCGTGAGTCTGATCTGTCTGAACTTTATGTTTTAAAAAAGCAGCTTGAGCAGACAATCTCTGACGCACAACAAAAAGTTAAAATTATTAAAGATGTTCTTGAGTCCAGGTATCTTGAGAGGGCGCAAAATAAATTGCGTCAAGATGGCAAGGACTTTGGTAGCGTGGTTTTGCAGGACAAAGATTTTAGGATTAAAATCAACATTCGTAAGAAGGTTGAGTGGGATCCTGATAAAACTATCAGCGTTCTAAACAACATGGACGAAGATACTGCAAGGCACTACGCCACAGTTAAGTACACAATTCCTGAAGCTAAGTTTAACAATGCTCCGCCTGATATTAAGGCAGTGCTGAGTGAAGCTAGAACCGTGCATCTGCAAGGTATTAGCGTTGATTTGGAAAGGGAAGAAGATGCTTAACATTATCACCGCTGAACAAAGATTGAACGAAAAGAAGGGCCATAAGCTTGTGGTTTGTGGCCCCTCTGGGGTGGGCAAGACTTCTCTTGCCCGAACCCTTGACCCCTCTAAAACATTGTTTATGGATTTAGAGGCTGGTGATGCTGCTATCGAGGGCGTGGCTATTGATGTCATTCGCCCACGAACATGGCAAGAGTGCCGTGATTTCGCAGTTTTTCTTGGTGGGCCTAATCCTTCTTTAGGTGAAGAGGCTACATACAGCCAAGCGCATTATGAATATGTTGTGCAGACTTATGGGGATCCCTCAGAGGTTCTGTCTAAGTATGATACCTTATTCGTTGATTCGATTACGGTTGCTGGACGTTTGTGTTTTACATATTGCACTAATCAACCTGAGTGTAAATCAGATCGCACTGGTAAGTTAGATACCAGAGCGGCGTATGGTATGCAGGGTAGAGAGATGATGGGCTGGCTATCACATTTACAACATATCAGAGACAAGAATGTCGTATTCGTTGGCATTCTTGACGAAAGAGTTGATGATTACGGGCGGCAGATTTATGAACTACAGATTGAAGGTTCAAAGACAGGCCGTGAACTACCTGGAATCGTTGATGAAGTTATTACGATGGCTGTCATGTCTAGTGACAATGGAAGCCCGTATAGAGCCTTTGTATGTCAAACGCTAAACCAGTGGGGCTATCCTGCCAAGGATAGGTCTGGTAGGCTCGATCTCCTAGAAGAACCACACCTTGGTAGACTTCTAGAAAAAATGTCAGGGGGTGAGCCACAGGCAGAACGCCCGATGAATTTTGTAAACCCAAATGAAGTAGAGGACGAAACCAATGCTTAATCTAAATGAAATCCCTGTGTCTGAATCAAGCAATGAACCATTGCCGTTGATTCCAGATGGCACGATTGTTCGTGGTGTTTTAATGTTTGAAGGGGGTGATCATATCAAACCTGAATTTTCTCAAAGCGCCATGTTTTTTAAAAAATCCCAAAGCACTAGTGCTGAATGGATGCCTATCGCAATGACCATTGTTGGTGGTGAGTATGATAGGCGTAAAGTCTGGCAGAATATTTTTGTTCATGGCGATGCCATTGATGAGAAAACTGGTGTGTCAAAAGCAAGGCTTATTGGGCTGAATACAATTCGTGATATTGTAAACAGCGCACATGGCTTGGATGCAAATGACATGTCACCAGAGGCGCAAGCTAAACGTCAGATCAATGGCGTTGAAGATTTACAGGGCATGGAAGTGTGTTTTGTAGTTGGTATTGAGAAGTCTAATGATCCTCAATATAAAGACAAAAACCGTGTTAAGTCTTTCTTGCCAGCAAATAGCCCATCCTTTATTCCGCCAAATGCTTCTGGCGGGGCTTTAGGAGCGCCTACAGCGGCTCCTATGCCTCCAAAGGTTCAACAGGCTATGAACGCACAGATGCCTCCTGCAACGGCTCAAAACGCCAGCAATGCGGGTATCACGCCAGCTTGGGCAAAAAGTTAACTTTAATGGCGTACTAACGGCATCTCCTTCATGAGTCGTTAGCTGGTTTGGGTGGCACCAGTGCCGTAAAGCCACCCACCTTAAATTTTACAGAAATACTGGAGGGTAAAAATGGCTGTAAAGAAAACAAATGATTCAATTAGCATTCCTGTGATCAAGCAGGGTACGATTAAATTACGTTTGATTGGTCAAACGCCAATGTACTTTAATAGTATGTCGTCTAAAGCTAAGAGAGACTTACTCGTTGGCGCAGGTCGTAAGACTGCGGCTGAGAAAAAAGAGATCAAGCATAATCCAGAGCAAGAGTTTATTGACTCTATGCACACGCAAATGAAGGGCGATACTTTACTGTGTTTCCCAGCGGCTGGTGTAAAAGGTGCAATGGCTACTGCTGCGCTTGAAACTGCTGGTGTAAATAAAACTAGCGTAAATAGACTAATCTTCTTACCGCAAACCAATATTAATATTTGGGGTAAGCCGTACCTTAAAATTGACGTGGTTCGCTCTGCTGATATGAACCGCACACCAGATATGCGTACTCGCGCTTATCTTCCTAATTGGTGTGCGGAAGTAGAGATTAGGTTTGCTACGCCTAACTTTAGTGCGATGTCTATTTCGTCTTTGGTGCAGAACGCTGGTCAGTTAGTTGGGCTGGGTGATTTCCGCCAAGAAAAAGGCAGAGGTTCTTTTGGTACGTTCACCATTACAGGATCTGAAGACCTTGGTGATCATAAAGACTTCTGGGATGAAATGATGGAGGAAGGTCGCGCAGTGCAAGAATTGTCGCGAGATAATCCAGAATGTGCTGATGAAGAAACAGCAGAACTGATGCAGTTCTTGCAAGAAGAGCGGTTGCGGAGGGCTGCTTAAACTATTAGGCGGGGGTTTCCCCCCGCCACGGGTTGCGGTTATCTATGGATAGGTCTGGCATGTCGAGGCGGTTATGGAGAGGCATGGCACGAAAAGTCATGTTTCTTTGTGGTAAGTCTAGGCGGTTGAGTCATGTTGCGTTTCGGTTGGGTCTCGTAAGGTTCGGTTGGGTAAGTTCTGGCGGTTAAGGCTGGATAGGCAAGGCGGGGTAGGGTCCGTCACGGCACGGCTAGGCGCAGTCAGGTTGGGCTGGGCGAGGCGGTTGAGTTGAGTTTTGTTATGCCGAGATGCGGCTTGGTGGGTTTAGGCGGTTTTGGTCTGATATGGTCTGTCGCGCTAGGGTTAGGACGGGCTTGGTACGGCACGGCGGTTTCGGTATGTTCAGGTCTGGTAGGGTTACATGGGGTTGGGCATGGCGGTTAATTTTTAAAAGGAGAATGTAATGAGTAATTTTGCGAAAAAAACAAAACAGAGGATCATTGATGGGTATCTGCAAGCTACTGGGCTAAACATTTACAAGCCAGATGAATTTGTTGATTGGTTAGCTGAACAGCCCGACCATGAGGCGTATGATGCTTTTTATGGCATGGATGACAGTGTAGCGGCTCGTAACTGGCGCATCGATAAAGCGCGGCAGATGGCAAGCGGCTTACGGATTGTTGTTAAACAAGAGGATGTAACGCAGAGCGAAGTTATTTCGATTAAGGTCACTGAATATCCGGCCTACATTTCACCTGTTGCTACACGAAAGTCAGGCGGTGGTTATGAGCGGTTTGACCCTAAAGATGAAGCAGCGCAGCAAGAGTTAAGAAAACAGGCTGGAGTTTATTTAGCGGGATGGCTTGGTCGTTTTAGGGGCGCGGCTGAAAATGCTGGTTTAGACTTAACGTCAGTTGAATATATTGTTAGGGTTTTAAGAGACGATAAAGATGAGAAGCTAGAGGCTGGATAAAATGCGCGGTGAAATAAACGTAGTTATGTTTTTTGCTGATAAAGAGGTGAAGAACATAAAAGCTTTTATCAAATTAAATGAAAACTTTGGTGATGAAGATATAATAGATGAAATGTCTAATTTTATTGATTCTGTTATTAAACAGCACAGAGATAAATTTAGGATGGGCATAGCTACTCTAATGGTAGGTGGAGATGAACTTTTCCAGTTATCTTTCTCTAATAAACGAGGCAGAAGTTTATGGAACCTAACGATACCAGACGAAACAACAGTGCATTAAAAGAAGTTGCAAATTGTTTTGAGAATATAGGCTGGGAAAAAAGGTTATGTGATTTACAGGAGCGAGAAGTTCTTGGGCTTATAGCCATCATACAAAAAGCGAGGGATCTAACAGATGACTATACAGAACAGGGCGTTCTTGAATTTGAACAGAGTGTCACCCGTGTTGACGAACCCTTCTTTGACGACCCAATTCCATTCTGATGCCATCGAACTTATTTCCTACGAAATAGACAGAGCCATCTGCGAAAAAAACGACACTCAACCACAGAGGACGTATTTAGGTGGCTCTTCTTTAGGCAGCCCGTGTTCACGACAAGTTCAGTATAGATATATGCAAGTTAAACCAGATGAAGACAAAATGTTTTCAGCAAGAACTTTGCGTATTTTTGATATGGGTCACTTCATTGAGGACTTACTGGCTAAGTATATTAAAGAAGCAGGTTTTGATTTAAAGACACATGACTCTAATGGCAAACAGTTCGGGTTCTCTGTAGCAAATGAACAGATAAGGGGTCACATTGACGGCGTTATATGCTCTGGCCCTGTTACCATGTCATACCCAATGCTATGGGAGTGTAAGTCCGCTAACAGCAGGAAGTTTAATGAATTTGTTCGCAAGGGAGTTGCTGTTGCGAATCCTACTTATGCGGGGCAAATAGCACTGTATCAGGCATATATGGATTTATATGAAAACCCAGCCTTGTTTACTGTTTTAAACAAAGATACAAGTGAGATTTACTACGAGCTTGTTCCCTTTGACAGAGAGCTTGCCCAGAAGATTAGCGATAAAGGTGTAGAGATTTTAAAGGCAACAAAAGCAAATGAGATGTTGCCGCGTGTGGCGGTTAATTCAGATTATTTTACTTGCAAATATTGTGAGTTTCGCCAGACTTGTTGGTCATAGAAAAAGGGGCCGCCAGTTAATACCTGAGCAGACCCCTTTAGTGTGAGAACGAAATCAGATGTTAAGGAAAACAAAAAACTGAGTTCAGGTACAATATAATGAGTGTTTTACGTTTTGACAATACTAAATATGGTAGCGCCCATGAATTAGTTCAGAAGATTAGCGATGAGGTTCCGCGTTCTGTTCAGATAAGCATTTTGCAGGAAACTTATCCTAACGGTAGGATTCGGGGTCATGATTTCTTTATCGGGTCACTGGCGGGTGAAGCTGGTGAAAGTTTAAAGATAGATATCAACCCCAGTAGTCCACATTTCATGCGTGGGCAGGACTTTAATGGCGGCGAGGGAATCGGCGGAATCGTTAAGATTTTGATGGAGGCCCGTGGTATGCGGCTGCCTGAAATCAAAGAAATGTTCGGGTCTTATTTATCAGATGATGTCAGACCAGTTGTTAATGAACCATCTTGGCGTATGCCTAACGGGGGCATTGATTTAAATAGTTTGCCTGTTCAAGCAGAAGATCAAAAAGAAAAAGTTCGGATTGATGCTGCAACAGAACATAACGGTCAGTGGGACTATATCAGTCGGGACGGTGAGGTATTAGTAACTGTTCGCCGTTATGATATCGGTGGCAAGAAAGAGTTCCGTCCGTGGATTCCAGGCGTTAACTACCCAAAAGCTCCTGATGTTCGGCCTCTGTATAATATCCCGAACATTTTAGACCAGCAGCGGGTTGTCTGGGTAGAAGGCGAGAAGTGCGCCCAAGCTTTAATTGATGCTGGTATTACAGCTACATGCACACTGGGAGGTGCTGGTGCTTTAACCAGAAAGAACGCAGATAAGTTTGATTTCACACCTCTTCGGGGCAAAGAATTAATTATATGGCCTGATAACGATGACGCGGGTAGAAGGCTTGCTGAAATTGTTCGGGAAGTGGCGCTCGATGCTGATGCTGACAGCGTTACTATACTACATCCGCCTGCTGGCAAGCCGCCCAAATGGGATGCTGCTGATGCGATAGCAGAGGGTTTGGACATAGATGAGTTTATCAACAACGGTGTTGGGCATACGCACAAAGCTATTAATCTTCTTAACGATAGCCTTCTTATATCTAGGTTTACAGGTAGTGCGCCTGTTCAAAACTTCTTAATTGACGGGACTTTTCCGTTGGGTGTGCCAATCATATTCGCTGCCGCAGGTGACGCAGGTAAGGGCATGATGACCCTTGATCTATCTATGAAGGTGGCATCTGGAAAGCCGTTGCAGAACGCTTTCGGGGGTACAGTAAAAGAGTTCGGGGATGTGGTTATCTTCACTGCTGAAGATGATGAGGCGGAGATGCACAGACGTATTGAGAGATTGGATGAAGCAGGCGAGAGGTTTGATTACCCGAACAAATTACATGTTGTGCCGCTGCCAAATGTCGGTGGCGTGTTTCCTATCTTACGCGATAACATGGGTGATTACTCAGAAACAGATGAGTTTAAAAAGATTTACGAACAAATTTTACAGCTTAGTAATTTAAAGCTTATTGTGTTTGACCCATTGGCATCTTTCGTTCATGCGGATGTAAATGCTGATCCTGCCGCAGGTGCGGCTTTAACTGGCTTACTGTCTAGGGTAGCAACAGAAACAGGTTCATCTGTTATTGTGTGTCATCATATGACCAAGGTGCAGGGTGATAAGGTTATATCAAAGCCTG